AATCAGGCGAAAGTTTGTTTTGATGAAATACGTAATATTTTAAAGTCTCTCGATCCGAAGTTTAGACACTTCAAAATTAATCGAGAAATCATATATAACCGCATAAAGGGAAAAACCTCTTTTGCCCGTTGCCTCGCCTCTAACCCGGATAAATTAGACGGACTTAACGCAAGCATGGTAATAGTAGACGAGTATTCACAAGCCGATAGCGCCGCATTGAAGAACGTTTTAACGTCCTCAATGGGCGCACGGCTCAACCCTTTAACCGTAGTAATTACGACCGCATCCGATAAAGAAACGGCTCCATTCGTCGAAATGCTCAAAATGTATAAATCGATCCTACGAGGTGAGATTGAAAATGATTCCATATTTGCGCACATCTTTGAGCCGGATGTAGACGATGAGGAAGGCGATCCGGCAACGTGGCGCAAGGTACAACCACACATGGGTATAACCGTTTATGAAGATTTCTATATAGACGCGTATCAAAAAGCACTATATAGCGCGCCGGATGCACTGGAATTTCGAACAAAGTTACTAAACGTATTTACTACCGACCAAACAACAAAATGGATTGAGGCAAAGCAGATCGAAGAACGATTCAAAGATATTAGAATAGAAAATATTGGTACTTATCCGTTAACAATGGCGGCGGTCGATTTATCCGTTCGAGACGACTTTTCTACGGTTACTTATAATATCTATTCGAAAGAAAGTGGTTCTTTTCATTCACATACGGATTACTATTTTCCAGAAGGAGCTTTGAAAGATCATCCGAATCGGGAACTTTATGAAGGTTGGGCGAAAGCGGGCTATTTAATTCTTTGTGACGGTGATATTATCGACTATCAGCAAATAGTAAACGATATACTTGCACGTGCAAAGTATCTACAAATTATGGGAGTTGGCTATGATCCTTATAAATCGGCTGAATTTGTAAATCTTCTTACTTATTCCGTAGGCGGTGCGAGTGAATATATTAAGCCTGTTAAACAGACATACGGAACGTTTACAAGCCCTATTGAATCTTTTGAACTTGCTTTGTATCGGAGTAAGCTCACCTTTAGCCCTAATCCGATTACGCCGTACTGTTTTAGTAATGCGGTATTAGACGAAGATCGGAACATGAATAAGAAGCCAGTCAAAAAAACGCATAACGCGAAGATTGATTCGACTATAACAAACCTAATGACATTCTACTTATTTAATAACATGGAGGTATAATGAAACTATCTTTTAATTTTGAATTGGGACGTTCAAAGACGCAAAAACGCGCCTTAAATGCAGAGATGAGCACAACGGATAAAGATGCGGCGATAAACTCCCGATTACCATCGTTACCCGGTCAGCCAATAGATGTGCATAACAGTAATCAAGCAATGAAACTTTCAGCCGCATATAGATGTACTTCTATTCTTTCGGGGACTATCGCGTCTTTACCGCTTATAATTAAACGGAAAAAAGATGGATATTTCTCACCAGACGAGGAAAACGATTTATATACGATATTAACCCGTATGCCTAACCGACGAATGAATAGTTTTGAAATGGTTAGGAATATGGTTGTTCAAATCGTAAATCAAGGAAACGCCTACATCGTTATCCGTCGAAAGTTCGGCAGTGTTAGCGAACTTGTATTATGCGCAAATAATACAGTAACCTATGACAAGTTGAATGATGTTTATATTATTTCTGATCCATATAACCGGATATATGGGCGTTTTGAATCCTACGAAATAATCCATCTTAAAAATAATAGTTTGGACGGGGGATATACAGGAGTAAGTACAATAATGTATGCTAGCCGTATCTTTTCCATAGCCGCTAGTGCAGATAATCAGAATTTACGAACTTTTCAGAATGGAAGTAAAATAAAGGGGCTTGTTTCCGGTGCAAAAGAGATAAATAAAGGGTTGCCCGGTGCAGGTATGACGGATATTCAACTTTCTACGGTTGGGGATCGTATAGAGGAACAACTAAACACAGGAAGAGACATTATTTCAGTTCCCGGCGATGTTGGATTTCATCAACTTTCTATAAATCCGGTTGATGCGCAGTTATTGGAAACAAAGAAATTCAGTATTCTTGATATATGTAGATTTTACGGGGTTCACCCAGATAAGGTATTTGCCGGACAATCTACTAATTACAAGGCTTCTGAAATGAGCAATGTTTCTTTCTTGACTGATACGCTGCAACCGATATTGAAACAAATCGAGGCAGAATTTAATTATAAACTGATTCCTAATTCAGTCGCTAATTTATATAGTATTTCATTTGATTTATCATGCTTGTATCAAACCGATTTAACGACGCAAGCGAGTTATTACAAGGCTCTGGAAGAAATGGGCGCTCATTCTCCGAATGATACCCGTAGAGCATTAGGAAAGCCACCCGTTGAAGGGGGCGATAAAGTATTTATTTCTTGCAACGTTCAACCAATCGAGGCGGCTAGTCAAAAAGTAGAGCTACCAAAGAATGAGGAAACAAACATATAGTAAAATGATATTTGCAAAATATGGAAATACGAAGTTATACAGAGTTAGGTGCTCCTAAAGTTGGAGATGGAAGAATAATCGAAGGTTATGCGGTTGTATTCGGACAAGAAAGCCGTGTATTGTACGACAGGGAAAAACAACGCGCTTTTGTTGAGGTGATCGAAAAGGGAGCTATAACGGAAGAGTTATTGCGTAGTTGTGATGTTAAAGCTCTGTTAGATCATAACAAACAGAGATTGTTGGCTCGATCTAATCGCGGTGCAGGTACTTTGTCGCTTGAACTTGACGACTACGGACTAAAATACAGGTTTGAGGCTCCTAGTACTCCCGATGGAGATTTCGCCGTAGAAATGATTAAACGCGGTGACATTTTCGGTTCGTCTTTTGCGTATGCTTTAAATGAAAAGGATAAAACAAAAGTTTCCTATTCAATGAAAGACGGATTGTTGCTTCGTACTGTACACATGATTGATCGGATTTCTGATATATCTCCCGTTGTTGATCCTGCTTTTTATGGTACAGACGTAACGGTGCGGAGTATGGACGATACGATAGCGGAATTGTCCGGCGAGAATAAAGACTATTTAAATGAACTTAATAATTTACGCAAATCAATTTAAAACATGAGAAAAGAATTTGAAACTATTGCTCAATACAAAGAGCAGATGCGCACTATGTTGGATAAAGCAGAAGCGGAAAAAAGAGCACTCGACGCAAGCGAGAAAGAGCAGTTCGAGCAGTTGAAAACAAAGAAAGAGCTTTTAGAAATGAAGGTAGAACGCCGTGCGCTTGAAGATATTAACGCGGGTTTGGTATCAGACCGTCGCGTGTTGTTCTCACAGGCTGTTTTTGACGTCGTTAATCATCGCTCTTTGGAAGAATACAACGGAGTAGTATCGGAAGGCGGTATTAAAGTTGTAGAACGTGCGGTGACTGTTACAGATACAACCGATGCGGCTAGCATGGTTCCTGTTACAATCGGTGAAATCATTGAACCGTTAGAAAAAGGTTTGATTATTGATAAACTAGGTATCAAGATGCAAAGCGGGCTTGTAGGTGACCTTGTTTTCCCAACATTGGCGGCTGTTGAAGCAACAATTCAGGGTGAAAACGTTGCGGTTACCGATACCGAATTGAATATCGACAAAATCAAGGCTTCACCCAAACGTGTATCTATTTCTATCCCGGTGTCTAAGCGTGCGATCAACCAAACGAACTACTCTTTGCAGGACGTTGTTTTGAAGCAAATTTCGCTTGGTGTCGCTCGCACTTTGAATAAATGGATGTTTTCGGGAACTGCATTGTCTGGCGCAAGCAACGGGGTGTTTGTAAAGACAAAACCAGATGTTGAATATACAAACGCGTTGACATTTGCGGATATTGTTTCGCTTGAATCTACCGTAATGGATGCGGGCGTAGATGTAACCGACGGTACAGCTGCCTATGTTTGCACTCCAAAGGTGTATGGTGCTTTGAAATCCACTCCCAAAGCGGCGGGGGCTGCTGAAATGATCTGCCAAAATGGTATGGTGAACGGTTATCCGGTTCTTGTTACTAACTACATAGACGCCGATTCTATCGGATTCGGTGTATTCTCCAACGCTGCTATCGGTCAGTTCGGCGATATGGATTTAGTTATAGACCCGTATACCGGAGCGAAAAGTAATGTCGTAAACTTTGTGTTGAATACTGATTATGATATTGTTGTAGCTCGCCCGGAAGCCTTTGCCATCGCAAAGAAAAAAGCTTCTGCCTAATCCTATAACCTATCATTCACTAAAGGGCTGGGGCTTCGGCTCTAGCCCTTTCTAATTTATACAATATGGCACAATACGTAACACTCGAAGAACTCAAACAGCATTTAAACGTTGACTTCGACACGGACGACGCGTATATAACCGGGCTTATCGAACCCGTTCAACTTCTTATCGAATCGTATCTAAATAATCCGCTAGATAACTACGTTAAGGACGCAAAAATAGATCGGCGTATCTGGCACGCGATCCGCATCCTTATAGCGAATTACTACGCAAACCGTGAATCGGTAACATTTGCCACTCCGCAAGTTATTCCGGGGCACATAGAACTATTACTGCAACCTTTAAAACGATATACGTAATGCAAGCAGGATTATTAAACGAAATGATCGCTTTTTACCGTAGTGAGTCAAAGCGCGATAATCTGGGCGGTACGTCTGAAAGTTGGGTGAAAGTATTCGATAAACGCGCATACATTCGCTTTAAGTCGGGTGCACGTAAAGAAGCGAACGGCGAGATATATAATATGACCGTTAATACGATAATGATTCGCATCTGTAAAGAGATCAACGCTAAAATGAGGATCGAATACGACGGGCAGAAATACAAGATTCTATCTATCAATCACGACCGGAAGCAACAAGCAACGATTATAGAAGCGGAGGTAATCAATGAGTAACGACAATTACACCGGGCGCAACTTGTATCGCGTCGAAGTGGATGCAACGCGAGTAAACGAACTACTTAAACGGTTGAACGATAAAGAAGCAAAGAAGGCAATTTCCTCCGCTCTTAAAAAGTCGATTCTTATCATTCGTAAACAGGCACAGGAAAATCTAGTTTCTGCTGTTAATGATGCGGAATTTAGCAGTTCTAAGAATGGCGTATCGTTCAAACCGTTAAAGAACGAAATAAACGTAGCAGTTTATCGCAATGCTTCCGGTGCACGGGTCGACCTGATCGACCGCCGCAAAAAGGGATCACGCGCCTATATGCTGAAATGGTTCGAATCAGGAACAAAAGAACGAGCTACCAAAAAAGGAGCGAATAGGGGTATTATAAATGCTTCCCACTTCTTCTCTAATGCGGTCAAATCGAAGCAGAAAGAAGCAGAGAGCTCACTAGAGAAAAATATAATTGATTCTATAATGAAAGTAGCAAATAAAAAGAAATGAGTTTATCAATAGGCGCACACGTATATAAGAAATTAAGCGACTCTACAGAGTTGGCAAAATTGGTTTCTGATAAAATATATGCGATTTCGACCAAAACGGAAACATCTTTTCCGTTTGTGATCTACAAACGCAACTCCTTAACGCCGGAATATACGAAAGATAGGTACGGCACGGGTGACACAGTTTCGGTTGAGATCGTTGTCGCCAGTGATAACTATTTGAACTCTGTTACAATCGCGGAAGAGGTACGTAAATCACTCGAAAACAAACGAGGAAGTTATGATAACTTCGATGTGATCGATTCTAAACTAATTAGCGCGAATGAGGATTTTATAGAAGATACTTTTATTCAAAGCCTCGTATTCTCATTTAAAACTGAATAATTAACTAAAACACGATAAAATTATGAGTAAAGCAAAATCAGTGTTAGGAAAAGACCTAATGTTATTCATCGACGGTAAAGCCATCGCACTTGCCACATCTTGCAAATTGGGGCTTTCGGCTGAAACAATCGACACACAAAGTAAAGATTCGGGTATCTGGACGGAAAAGGACATTAAAAAACTTTCTTGGAACGCTTCCAGTGAAAACGTATTTAGCGCGGATGCAGATACAAACAGTTATGACAAATTGTTTGCATTGTTCATCGCGCATAAGCCCGTAACTCTGAAATTCGGTATTGTAGGCAATCCCGATGTTAATGAAATGCCCGAAGCCGGATGGACGCTTGCGGAAGGAGCATACACCGGAAAGGCGGTTATCACGTCACTGGAAGCAAATGCGCCAGACGGAGACAAAGCAACATTCTCTATTTCTTTCGAAGGAACCGGACCGCTTGCAAAAGAGGAAGCTAGTGAATAACTTATGGGCGGTGTTTTGCCGCCCTCTAAACGATTTATTTAATGAAAACAATATCATTTAACGGAAAAGATTTCTCTTTAAAATATACGCTTCGTGCGTTCTTTGTGTTCGAATCTATATCCGGCTATCCGTTTCAGTTCGGGAAATTGCTAGATGAATACCTTTTGTTTTATTCGTTCCTGATCGCTAGCAATAAGGATTCGTTTAATATGGCATTTGACGAGTTTATAGAATTGTGCGAAAATGATTTGACTCTATTCGAACAATTCAAAGAGTTTATTTTGGATGAAATCGAACTACGTTCGCAATTGGCGGGAAATGACGTAAAAAAAAAGAAGGTGACGACGCAGAAACGAAAGCAGTAAGTATTCGCGAACTTTATTCGCGCGTTGTCGGCGAGGGCGGGATCGCGCCCGATTACTTCCTCGATAAAATGGACTTTATCGAGGTTGAGTCGTTTATAGACGGATTGAATCGACGCAATCGGGAAGCGTGGGAACAAACTAGATTGCTAGCTTTCATTATAGCGCAATCTAATAGCACAAGAACGCTAAAGCAAACCGATATACTCCGGTTTCCGTGGGACGAAGAAGAAAAGAAAGATACGAGCGTAACGGACGAAGAGATGCAACGGTTACGAGCTAAGGCAAAAGAAGTAGAATCACAATTAAACACGCATAAAGATGTCTGATATAGTAACAAGATTATTGCTTAAAACGAATGATTTTGACGCAAATCTAAATAAGTCGAAGAAGAATGTAAACGGGTTTCAAAGCGACATTTCTAAAATGTCCGGCGTTGCAGTATCGGGAGTTATGAAGTTCGCCGGGGTTCTTGGTATTGCTGTAACTGCCTCGGAGGGTTTCAATAAAGTAATGAATAGCAGTCAGACGCTAGGAGATGAATATGCCCGTACTATGGACGGCTTAAAAGGTGGCGTAGACCAATTTTTCTACTCTATCGGTAGTGGAGACTGGACGCCGTTCATGAACGGGTTAACCGAAACTATACGTCTAGCACGCGAAGCATACAACGCGATGGATCAATTAGGAAATACAAAGATGTCATTCTCTTATTTTGATGCAAAGAATCAAGCAACCATACAAGAACAAATAACTATCTTAAAAGATAAGGATTCAACAGAAGAGCAAAAGAAAGCAGCTAGGGAACTATTAGACAAGACGCTGAAAGACCAAGAGGAAATCGTAGGACAATATAAGCAAAGAAGTCAAAACGCATTACAAGCAATGGTAAAGGCGGCAATAGGACTTGACGGCGTAGATGTTTCGGCAATGGATATAGATAAAGTGTTGAGATTAGATGTATCTTCGGTAGGCGATAAACAAAAGGCACAATTAGCGAAACAGTATAAAGACTTCGTAGATGAATACGATCGTTTAAAAGCCAAATTCACAACTTACGAAACGGTGGGTTCTGGAATGAATGTGCACACGGTTACAACAACAGATACAAATGCATTGAGTAAGGCAATAAGTCCGATGTTATCGAAGTATCAGGATGCAATACAATATAACGCGATTTTAGTAAAGAAGAGTGATGAATGGTTGCAGAATTTAATAAACGTTGCAACGGCGGCAGAGGCGGCGGGACGGAATTTATCTAGTATGACGAAAGCGGCGAACCGTGCTTCACAGTCAGGGATAGGCGGGAAAACGCCAAAGGAAGAACCGAAAGAGGGCTCTATCGCTTGGTATGACACGCAAATCGCAGAGCAAAATAAAAAACTTATTGCTGAAACCGACATGCAAGCGCGTTCCGCCATTCAAGCAACAATTAATGAACTCGAATCAAAGAGGATAAGTTTAAAGTTTGTTGTAGAGCAAGAAACGTTCAAAAGTGCTCATGGTGAAATGAAAGACGGCACTTTGTCTCTTCCGGTAAAACCAACGTATAAAGATAAAGTTCCTAATCATGGGAAAGAAGGTAAAAACTTAAAGTTGCCGAAATATGATCCACTTTTTAAAAAAGAAGATATAGACATGAATGAAAGGTATGCCGAATCTCTATCTGTAGTTGGTAGTATTATGGGGTCTTTATCTGGAATAACCAATGAAAGTGCGGCGGCGTATCTTCAATGGGGCGCAAATGTTATATCCAGTATTGCGCAAGCTATTCCGGCTATTCAATCGTTAATAACTGCGAAACAGACCGAAGCAGTAGTTAGCGGCGTAGCTTCCGCAGCAGAAACGCCCGTTGTCGGTTGGTTATTGGCGGGAGCCGCCGTTGCTGCCGTCGTCGCTGCAATGGCTAGTATTCCTAAATTCGCAACGGGTGGTATTGTGCCTGGCACATCATTCACAGGCGATAAGGTTCCGGCTTTACTCAATTCAGGCGAGATGATTTTAAACGGATCACAGCAAAGTAATTTGTTTCAAATGCTTAATAGCGGTTTATATGGCTCCTTATCGCAAAAGATTGCACCGTCTGCAGAAAATGGAAATCAGCCCGCAAACGTAACGTTTCGCATACATGGAAGAGATTTGGAAGGAGTTTTGAGTAATCATTATAATCAGAAAAGCAAAGTAAGATGAAACTAAGATATTATTCAGAGTTTAAGAGCAGGAAAGACAAGACGTATAGAATCGAAATTCATACGGTCTTTGCAACGTATTCCGAAGAACTCACCCTAACAGATAGCCCGTTTACTGTTGAGTATGAATCGGACACTCTATACAAACCGTTGAAAATGTCTAATTCGGTAACAAGCATATTGACAGATAGAATTTTATCAGACCTATATACAGCCGAAGGGCAAAATATAGAAGTTCGTTTGTATAATAAAACCGATGATGTTTTAGAGTGGTTTGGATATATGAGTCCAAATTTATATTCGAGCGATTATATAACTCCGCTTAATATAGTGGAGATACAGGCAATCGATACTATTTCCGTTTTGGAAAATAAGAAGTACTCTTATATTAATTCTTCCGAGGTCTATTTTAAAAGTTTCAAAGATGTAATAATGCACATTCTTGATATTGCCGATCCCGGAAAGATTCTAAACAAATTGTACTTTCAAAAAACTAATAGAATCTCGAAAGATGTTTCTACTTCTTTGATAGAAGATATTTATATACATGAACGAAATTTCTTTGATGAAGCTAACGAACCGATGAATTGCAGGGATGTTTTGGAGGAAATCTTGAAATATCTAGGAATGACATTAATTCAGTATCAGAATGCGTATTATATGATCGATTACGATTATATAAAGAATGAAAGTCTTTCTTTTTTTGTTTATGATCGAATGAGTAATACGTGCGAAAGCATGGAAACTCATTCTGCATTATTAAATGTGTATTCGATTGGTATTGCTGAAAGTACGGGAAGTATATCTCTTGGGGATGTGTATAACAAAGTATCTGTTGTTGCTAATATGAATCAAATAACCACCTTATGCCCTAAATTGCTCGACGATGAGAAGGACATAGTAAATCAAAATTCCGATCCTAATAAATATTATATATCAAATAGAGATATAGACGGCAAGAACTATACGCTTCTTAATTCATTCTTTAAATCTAAAGAAAATTGGGATTATTTGAGTCCGAGCTTTTCTTTTCTTGATGTTCCGGTAAAAGACGCGGAAATAACTATTGACAACGTTAATAATATATATTCCGGTGTGACGTGGCAGAAGTACAGTGATTACACAACGGAAGATGGGGAGCCATCTTCTTTGAGTTGGAATACTTGCGTTTCATTCCTGCAAGCGTATAATATGTTTGGTACTTCTCGAAAGACTCTTTTAACTTTGAAAAACGGAGAGTATTCTTTATTCAAAGGTGGGTATTTCATAATAAATATCGCTTATAGAATGTCCGGCTCTTTTCTTCCAAATGATATTATAAAAACGTCCGATGAAGTATATTCGAATACTAAATACGGCGCAGGATTTGATCATACTATGATGCCATGTAAGTTATATATAGATGATTATTATTATGATGGCGAAGTATGGAGAAATAGTAAGTATTATATGGATCGTGTCGCTCGAGACTATTATAAAGTCACATACAACTTAACCTATCGAGGGGCTATATGGTATAGATATAAAGATAATTTTGGAGATTGGAGGTTCGTTAGTAAAGGTGAATATGATTCAGCTAGCGGCGAAAAGGCTTCTGGCGGATATGATGATGCAAATAAAGTCTATGCGTATAGAGAAAATGGTGAGAGTATTTTTGTCGAAAAATGGTATCACGATGAATGCATTCTTAAAGATGGCTTCTATTTGGTTCATATAAACAAAGAAGGCGACAAAGTTTTCGACGAAGAAAAGAAGTTAACGAATACCGTTAGTTATAGATTTAATCTGTATGACTCAACGGATGGCGTAGCGATTAAACTTCCAGAAGATAAAATATTGTGCGGTAAGATAAATTTTGAGTTAAGCACTCCGAATCATTTAGGGGTACATCCTATGTACCGAACCGATGGGGGCTGTCATCCGTGTACTGCTTTTCATATATCTGATTTCACATTCAAGTACACTAATAACAAAGTAACTTACGATATTTTTAATGATGCAGTAGATGATTCCGATGTAGTTTACAGTAACGTAATAAACGACAATAATGTTACAGAAATGGACGACATCGAATTACTAATCAATTCAAATGCAAAGAATATTTCGTCTTATTCAAATTGCGCTACCAAATCGGGGGATAAATTCGATTATTTAAAAACGGTATATAGTCCGTTGCACGATAAAAATGTATTGCCGGAACAAATATTAATAGATAAGCTTTACACGCATTATAAAGCTCCTAAATTTAGATACAGCAATAATTTGAATCGTGGCTTTTCGATACTGTCTAGGATTTACGAAAATTCCCTCAAAAGAGAAATGGTCGTCGATCAAATGAATATTGATTATGCAAATGAAAGTTGTAACGTGTCATTAACAGAAACATGATAGAGATAGAAAACAAAAAAGTACCGCATTCGTTTCGGAATAAATATTTACGCAATTCCGGTTCGGTAAGTTTTAGTACATCTACTCCAACGCCGACTAATGGCGGAGGTGTGACTTTGGATGTGCTAAAAGTGGATGATAGACGTGTTGTTTCAGATGATAATGTATTTTCTTCTCTTCGCACTTTACTTGAAATAAAATCCCGTATTATAGCATTAGGGAATATTGATACTGCATTATCCAATGATAATACTCTTTCTTCATTACGTATTATGAACGAGATATTATCGAGAATTATTGCAGAAGATGATACTAAAACAAAATTGTCAGATGAAAATGTATTTTCGTCACTTCGCACAAACAAAGAGCTTGATATTATCAGTAAGAAAATAGACAAAGCTATTGAGTCTTTGAAAGATTTGTATGTATCCAAAGTATATGATGATACTGCAAAAGGACATATAATACTTGACAATGGAGCAACATCAGATTTTATTCAATCGAAAAACTTTGTATCTGGTGCATTAGGAACCGGATATTTGATTAAACGTGATCCAAATACGGGTAAATCTTATGCCGAAGTAGACGAGCTTTATGTTAGATTAAGAGCCATATTTGATTCTATTGAAATCAAGGAGGCAAAGCATGTTTCCGGTGAACTTATCTTATCTTCTGCTAGCATAAAATGCGCTAAAGTGGATAATATAACAGAATTAGCTTTGTGCGATATGAATGGTACGCCTCTATATGATATTAACGACGTACAATTACTATCTTCTGAAAGGCGTTATCGCTGCTATTTCACAGCTGATGATGGAGAAAAAGCAGTGTTAAGTAACTTTGTTATTGGAGATTTTGCGCAATGCAGGCAGTTTAATATAAAAGAAGGAGCTTATGAAGGTGTAACAAATCGTTATTATTGGCGTTATGTTATGGCTATCGGTGATAATTACATCGATCTATCAGTAGATGATTGCGATGTAGGTAGTGATATACCACAAGCGGGGGATACTATTATTCAATTAGGAAACCGAACAGATATAAGTAGGCAGAATGCAATCGTATTATCTGCGTTCGGAGACAATGCACCTTCTAAAGTTTTATATCAAGGGATTAATTCTTATTCTCTTGACGGTAAAGCTGTGATTGAAGAGGGATTCGATCAACAAACGAAACAAGCATATACACGTACATTTGGACGTAGTTATGTTGGCGAACGTGATGAAAGTTCGTATATGAAATATGTTCCCGGTGAAGGATTAACAGCTAGATGTTCCCTGCTTGGCATGTCTAACGATGGAAAGTCGGTTTATGAGCTTAAACCAGATGGAACTTGTTTCTTTGGTACAACGGATCCGGATACAGGTAAGAAAACAGGAATTATACAGGGGGTAGATGTGGTTGTAGATGGGGGAAAACGTACAGGTGTATTTGCTGTGGTTGATGACAAAATTGTATTCGAACTCGATCCTGTTCGCAAGCAGTATTCTTTCACAGGCACAATTAGCGCCGAAAATGGAGATTTTGGAACATTCAAAATAGAGGGGGATAAAGGCGTTAATGAAGAGGGGAGATATGACAATCGTAGAATTACTTTTGCAGGTCCGAAAACGGATGGCATTCTCGCAAGTATGGAAAATGTAGATGTTCCGTTAGCGTTTCCCATTCCTTACATTGCAGCATCTGGCGGTAAACGTAATGTTGGTATGTATCTTAAATCTGATATATCAGATACAGAAGATATGTGGATGAATAAAACATTAATTGCTTATGGAAATTCCGAGTTTGAAGGGATTTTAATACAATATGGAAGTCGTTTCAAATGTGGGTTGGATTTAGAGACTAGGCGTTTTGTGCGCAAATTTACTGCTTCCAATGAAGTACAAGAGTTAATTAATAGTAGGTATATAATGTATATAAACGCTAATTTACACAATACTTATATATTGCATTGTAATGGCTACTCTAATTGCAAGCTCATTCTACCCGAATATAAAAACTTTGATTTAACCGATTATGCGAGAAATGGCGGTAATTTGATGAGTGAGTTTAAGTTTATAGCTCATCCTACTAATAAATACCCCATTACAATACAAAGCAACCCGGATGGATCACTTACTTATACTAACCGTCCGACGATGTATAATCAAGGCACTAATATAGCGAGCATTCAATTATCACCCGGAGGATGTGTTAGCATTGCACTTGCTTTATTTCGGGATAATGAGGGGGATAAAAGCGAATCGCTTTATTATAGAGCTATTGTAACGAACATATATTAATCATATAAACATAAAGTTATGGCAGGAGAAAAATATAACATTCAGTTGGAGGCGGTCGAAATATTCAATCGGCTTATACAAATTCCTCAACTAGCGGAAGGATTGAGTAATTTGTTGCAAAATTTTGATTCTCATAATCATGATATACGCAACGATGAGCGTTATCAGCCTCTAGGCGATTATCAGCCGTTAGGCAATTATGCCGCTTCGATTCATGAGCATCAAGCGTCTGATATTCAGGAAACAGCAGACAAAAAAGTCATGACTGCGGAGGAAAGAAATATACTAAGTACTCTCGGAACCAATTTTGCCAAATCTGACTTCTCAAATGTCATTACAAAATCGCTAGGATTAAATGGATATTATAAGTTTCCGGATGGACTGTTGATACAGTGGGGGTATTTTAGTGCTGGCACTTCGGATAATCAGTCTGTTAATTTCCCATTATCTTTTAAATCTTGTTTTTCCCTAGCTTTTTCTAGTTCTGCGGATAATACGGATAATTCTATATGGTCTGTGAATTATGGTTCTATATATACTTCATATTTTACGGTTTATAGAAGATATGCAAATGAATCAGGGGTGTTTTTTTCTGCTCCACCATTCAGATGGATAGCGATAGGAAGTTGGAAATAGTATAATATCACAACATTATTTAAGTCATGAAACATTTTAGTAGAAAATTGGTAGCAATTTTAGTGCTCATAATTTGGCTAAGTTCTCTCGGAACCAATTACGCTAAATCAGATATGTCTAATATCGTTACAAAATCGTTTGGGCAGAATGGATATATAAAGTTTAGCAATAAATTTATAGTTCAATGGGGATTTGCAACAGATAACCAAACTTATTATAAACAAACTGTTTACTTGCCTATATCATTTCTTGACGGATCATCATATGTTGTAGTAACTAGTGCTCGAAGCGCCTATACTGATTATTATGTTGGTAGAACGATTGCCAGTTTAAGTGCTAGTTCGTTTGTAGTATCTGTAAATCAAGCAAACAAAGAACCTTTTTATTGGATTGCAATAGGTTATGGAAGATGATTTTATTTTAAACATAGGAACTTTTTATGATCCCTATAATAGTAATAAAGGGTTTCCTGGTGAATCCTTTGATTGGTTTGCCATTGGAATTTGGAAATAATAAAATAGATAAGTATGAAGCAAAAAATGTATTGGAAGAATGGTTTCTACGACACACCGATAGACGGTGCGGTAGAAATAACTATAGAAAATTATAAGGAACTTCTGGATGGGCAGTCATCCGGGAAGCTCATTGTTACCAATGATGAAGGGTATCCTGTATTGGTAGAAAACGAGTACTCCCTTGAAGATATGCGAAAAATAAAAGTATCTGAGATTCAATTGTTTGACAAATCAAAAGAGGTCAATTCTTTTGATTTACAGGCTAAAAGTATGTGGTTGGATAAGTCTACACGTGTTGGATTATTTAACTCAATTAATATCGAAAAAGAGGCGGGCAAAACGGAGACTGTGCTTTGGTATGATGCAGTAAAATATATCATTCCAATATCAGATGCTTTGGCTATGTTGAATGCTCTGGAAATGTATGCGCTTGAGTGCTACAATGTAACACAATCACATATTGCAGCAGTCAAGGCATTGAATACAATCGGAGAGATTGAAAGCTACGATTATACCGTTGGTTATCCAAAGAAGCTTAGCTTTCCGGGATAGCCGGTTTTAAAGTTGTAGGCTTCGATTTCTTCTTTCGTTTCCAGTTGATTAATGGCTTTGATATGCCCTTGTGTTGTATGGTAACACGCAAGGGCGTATAATTCTATCTGTTGTAGCATATCAATGGCTTTCTCGATTGATAAGACTAACTTTGCATCATTTAGCCAGATAGTCGTTTCGGATCGTCCGGATTCCCTTTCAATACTAATTGAGTTCATGAGACCTACACGTGTAGCCTTGTTTAGCCAACCGGATACATTATCAATACTAAAACTATTCACCGATTCGGATGAGTCATACGCCTGTAATTCCGATATCTTTTGGGCTTTCAATTCTAATAACGTTTGTTTGTATTCCTTCAATACGGGATATCCTTTCTCGTTCTCTACGATTATGAGTCCGGCAGATTGACCGTCTAATAATTCTTGCCAATACTTTTTCGTAATCTCTATTGCACCTTCTTGGGCTGTGTCGTAGAAACCATTCTTCCAATACATTTTTTGCTTCATACTTATCTATTTTGTTTTATTTCCAACGTCCAATAGCTATCCAATTAAACTTAGCACTCGAAACTCCAGTGTTAGTAGAAGAGAAATTCCTATCTAACTTAAACGAACTCTTTGTAGGATTGGCAATCGGCAAAGCTGAATATACATTATTATCAGAAGCATCCTTAATGATACTTCCCTGAATGATATAATCTGCATCCAAAAAGGATTCAGTTAAGTAAATCGTTACACTTGGAGAAGTAGAGCCGGAATGTTTTCCCCATTGGATTAGCAATCCATTACTACATTTCAGATACCCATTTTGTCCTAAGCTTTGACTTTCTGCCAAAATTGACTTAGTTCCGAGAGTACTTAGTAAAATGGTATTGTTTGTTTGGGTAATTATATGAGCTACCTAAAGCGATATAAAAAAACATAAAATAAAAACATGGATGAATGGTTAAAAATAATAGGGGCATTAGGAGGATTAGAAGCGATTCGCTTTATTGTTACTTTTCTTGCAAATCGTAAAACGAACGCTAGAAAAGAAAAAGCTACAGCAGATTCTATGGAGCTCCAAAATTTACTTTCTATCATTGACAACCTAAACAAGCAGATCGAACGATACGATGGACGATTGAAACAACGAGATGAGAAAGTAGATACGATTTACCGGGAATGGAGAACCGCACAAGCAGAGGCGCAAAATTGGATGCGCAAATACTACGAGCTTGAATTAGCTTTGAAGGATGCGGAACATAACCGATGTGATCGATCTGATAGCGAATGCAATCGACGAACTCCGCCGCGTAGACCGATAACAATTAATCAAAATAATAAGGAGGTAATAGAATGAAACACTTTACTATTAAAGAGCTTGCGCACTCTGATACGGCGTTAGCGAAAGGTATTGATAATTTCCCAACAGCGGAAGCGATCAGTAATTTAACGAAGCTAGTAGATAATGTACTCGATCCGCTACGCGAGAAATATGGTAAGCCAATCCGTGTTAGTTCTGGGTATCGTAGTGCAATTCTTAATCGTAGTGTTAACGGCGCAACATCTAGTCAACATCGACTAGGGGAAGCCGCCGATATTACAGTAGGGAGTAAAGAAGAAAATCGAAAGCTATTCGAAATAATCAAAAGTGAATTGACTTTCGATCAGTTGATCGATGAAAAAGATTTCTCTTGGGTGCACGTATCATTCAGGGAAGGACGTAATAGAAAACAAGTATTAAAGCTATGAAACGGATTATATATTTCATCTCGTTGCTAATATTGGCAACTTGCTTCGTATCATGCCGGACTCAATACATCCCGCTTGAGTCCGTCCGCACTGAATACAAAACGCGTGATAGTATCCGTTTTGATAGTATCTATCAACGAGATAGCATTTATACGGTCATAAATGGTGATACGGTCTATCAGTATAGATATAAGTATCTGTATCGCTACCTAACAACGAATCAAACGGATACGATTCTTAAAACCGATTCTATTCGTGTACCTTATCCGGTCGAAAAGAAGTTAAACCGATGGCAATCTATCAAAATGGAATTGGGCGGGTGGGCATTTGGAATACTTTTCGTTTCTATTTTGATAATGATAGGACGAATAGTAAATAAGTTAAAAAATAAATAGTAGGTTGAGTGTAAAATTATGGACAGTGCCTTCTTATAGGAACAATACATCAAGCCCCACATAACTTAATTTGTGGGGCTATTATCGCTATTAATACTCTTGAACTAAGTTAGAGCGAAAGTGAATTAATATAATCTATTACTTTTCTATTCGCTTTATCTATTTGTTCTAAATCATAGTCTATGTAAATTCCGGTTGTCTTACATCCGAACTCGTGCCCCAAAGCTAAAGATATAACATCTTTCGATATTCCTATTTTATGCGCTATTGTAGCCCATGTGTGGCGCGCCCAATATGAGGTAATACCGGGAAATAAAATATCTCTAATCTTTTTCCCGCCTAATCCTTTTCGTTCGAATTTTCCGAGTTTCTGCAATCCTCGATTCATAGCCGCCATATACTTTCTATAATTGTAATCGTTGGCTTCGAGCGTATTCAGTAGAAATTTATTTCCTTTATACCTGTTTAGTATCTCCATTGCTTCCGGTTCTACTTTGATAGAGTATAGCTTTCCGGTTTTTTCTCGTTTATATTCTATGCGTCCGTCAACTATTTGTTTGAGGTTAAATAAGTCTATTGCGTTTATTCCGATTAGATAAAACATAAGCATGAATATATCTTGATACTCCTTTTGGTATTGTTCACCATTGAAATCTCTTAGAGTAATAAGTTGCTCCGGTTTTAACGATCGTTTTCTGGTTTCTTCTCTTTCTATTGTGAATTTCCTAAACGGGTATAGTTCCGTTTCTTCATTGTCTATCGCGTGATTGAAGACCGCCCTAATATTTCTTAAATGGATCGAAATCGAGTTTGTTTTTATTCCGGTATCTTTTAGCCATTTATTGAACGATTCTAGCCATTTCCTTGTCATTGTTTCAAATGTGCAGGTTGGATCATAGGCGAGAATCTTATTTTTTGTCACTTTATATAAAACGATTGTATTTTCCTTTGATTTTGTTGCTATAAACTCGTCTATGTAGCTTACGAAAGTTTTACAGGTAGATTCGTTTTTGATAGATTTTAGAATGTGCTCTTTTAATGCCTTATCACTCATTCCTTTTAATTTCTGATTATCATCAAGTATAACGAGTAACATTTCAACGCGATTAATAAGATTCCGAATCGCTACATTCTTAGCCTTATAATTTTTTGCACTCTTATTATACTCTGTACCCATCCATGTTTCCGGCGTAGCGCAAAAATCAGTGCACAACATTATTTGCCCTTTGTGCCTGACTTGTAGTTTAATCGGAAATGTACCATCTTTCTTTTCTCTGCGAGTGTCTAAATAAAAACCAACTGTTGCCATATTATTATCATTTTTAGTATATATATACAAACAGCGTATTAACGGGATAGCGCGATAATAATGCAAGATGAAAATTTGCATTAAATTTGCATTTTTTCTTTTGAAAATACCCGTTTATAACGCTTAAAAACGATATTTTGATATAGATATAAGGCAATAAAAAAGCCCCTTACTTGTTTGTAAGAGGTTGATAATCAGATAGTAGTGGGTACGAGAATCGAACTCGTATTACATGCGTGAGAGGCATGTGTCCTAACCGTTAGACGAACCCACCGGATTTTGATTGATTTAAAAAGAGCTAAGTCTTAAAATACTTAGCTCTTTTTATTTTGAGATTTTGCGGAAGCTGGGGGATTCGAACCCCCGGTACCCTTACGAGTACGTCAGTTTAGCAAACTGGTGGT